GTTCCACCACCAGTAGTTCCACCACCAGTAGTTCCACCACCAGTAGTACTAGATTTTCCTCCAGCACTACTTGTTGTTTTACCATCAAATAATCCAGTTTTATAAATATCATTTGCAGCATTTTTTGTAGGGTCGTTGTAGTCTACATTCGGATTATCGGCTGCTGAAGTTGGGCCTGGAGCAACTGGTGCCTTTAGTGCTGCCTCCATTGAGTCCGTAATAAAACTTGGAACCCCATAACCCCTTAGTTTTTTGATGTTAGCAACTTCTGCATCGTATGCAGCCTTGTCAGTTGCGTATTTTTGTTCTGCTGCAAGTTGTGCAGCCTTTGCAGCATCTGCTCTTTCTTTTGCAATTTTTTCATTTAAGGCAAGTTCTTCGTTGAGTCTATCTCTCATTGCATCCATTGCTGAGCCTTCTGCTGCAGCGGATTCTGAAGAATACTTACTTAGTGTGTTTTCTATGCTCTTCCAGCCCTTATCGATTTGATCAACAGACGCAAGCATTCCACCCATTAATCCATCAAAGTCTTGTCCAGCAAGAGATGACGCTTCAATCTTTGCAGATATGCCATCCCAAACATCTCTTGTTTTTCCAAGTACTGTAATGTTGTCTACAAGGTCTTGTAGTGCATCTTCATCTATAGCAATCTGAAGAGCATTGGCGTCAATTATATCTTGCTTTGGCTTAATTTGTTGTTCATTTATATCGTAAATCTTATCTTCAAGTGCACGGATAGCAAGTTGTCTTGCCTCACGATCTTCTTCAAGTTTATAAATTTCATCATTCTTCTTTTGAATATCATCTAGTATTTGAAGCCTTGTCATCAACTTGCCGTTGACATCTGTTGTCGCTCTGTTTTCTAGATCATAAATTGCCTGAGCATTCTGATATTGTCTTTCAGTAATCTCGTCTTTGCTTAGGCCAGAGTCACGACCTCTAAGACTATCAACTTCATTTTTACGTGATTGCTCTAAAGCCTTTGACGCATTGTCTGCATTTTTTGCAGCCTGTGATGCTCGTATAGACTGAACTGCTCTTGCTGCTGCTGCTATATCACCCTTAGACAGTGCGTCTGCTAGATCGAGTTGTTCCTTTTCTTGGGCAACAATTTCAGCATTAATTGCTGCAACCTTAGACAACGCTTCTGCCTGTTCGTCATATCTCTTGTTGATTTCTTCTGCAGCCTTGTTCATTATTTCCATGTCATTAGACATGATTGTATTTTCTGCATTGATCGCTGCTATTGGTCTTTCAAAAGCAATTTCAATAATTCTTTGAAGGTCACTTACTTCTTCTTGATAAGCCTCGATCTTCCGAGTAACCTTTATTTCAAGATCTCTAGTTGCCTTCTCAATAGCCTTTTCTAGTGGTCGTATTAGATTAAAAGTTATTTTTTGTATATCAAGTTGTAGGTTTTCGTTAACTTCCTTTAAATCCTTAAGTCTTGCAACCATGGCTTTAGATCTACCATCAATACCAGTTCTAATCAATGCTTCCTGCGTTGCAAACATCTTGTTAACAAGTTCCATGCCTGGTGCTGCTGCTGCAGCAAAATCTCCAGCATTAAACTTACCACGAATCTCAACAATTTTTTCTTCTTTTATACTATTTAAGTAATCAGCAATTGCCTTAGAGTCTATCTTTCCATCTTCTAGGTCTGCCATTAACTGCTTTGCTAATGCTGGATCTTGAAGTACTGTTGCAATGTTTTCAGCAGAAAGCCCTGCAATCTTTAATGAAGAAGCAAGTTTAGGGAATGTCTCGTTCTTAAATTTAAAGTCTGCGTTCTTTTTTAGTAAGTCTGCCATGACAGCAGCCTTTTCTGCTGCAGATGCAGATTTCTTTAAATCATCAATGAATATTTTTAGGTCAGTTCCCTGTAGAGCACTTGAAGCAATGGATGCTGCAAGAACTGAGTCTGAGACAGTTTCTAGAGCAACTCCTGTATCTATTCCTGCTGCCTTTAATTTATTAAAAGCCTTAAACTGCATGTCAGTGTCAGTTACTACCTTGCGCTGTGCAATATTAAATTTGTCCAGTGGGGCTTCGTTATAGGCTGCCATAATAGCCTTACCTTCTTTTGATATTCCAACAATTCTTGAAGTATCATAAACAACATTACCCTTTTTATCCTTTACAGTTTTTCCATCTTTGTCTTTCTTTTCACCATAAAGGAATATTCCTTGCTGTCCCTTTTTCTTTTTGTCAAGGTCAGCCTTTTTCAAATCCTCAAGTTGCTGGGCATCTAATCCTGCAATATAGTCTCTAAATTCTTCTGGAACCTTTAGAGCAATAAGTTTTTGTTGTAACCCGTCAAATAGTGTAAACATGTTTGCAACATTTTTCTTTGCAGCAGGACTATTGAATGCTGCAAGCATTGACTCAATTGGCTTCTTTGCGTTAAATGCCTGATCTCTAACCATCTTGATACGCATAGCAAGAGATTCTAAGAATGCTAGAGGATCTTCTTTCTTTGTTCCTCCATCTTTATTACCGCCAGGTCCAGTATTGCTATCAACTACTGGTTTGGTTCCTAGATAAGTCTCAACTTTGTCACCTGTAACTGCTGTTGGATCGACCTTTACTTTTGTAATTAAAGCATCAATCTCAATTTCTGTTTGGTTCTTTATATATGTCTCAATATCTGCTGGAGCATTTCCTGCTTTTCTAAGTTCATTTAATTTATCAACTGCCATCTGACCTGCTTGTGATCTAAAGTAGTCTCTTGCTTCTTCACTTGCATAGTCCATTGACATAATTTGCTTGTATACAAGGGTATAGGCTCTTATTGCATCTGCTTGCTTCTTTCCATCACCTTTAAACTCTGTATTTATATAGTCAAGGAAACCGTCGTCTACCTTTACATTTGTATCTTTTGTAAATTGAGCAACATCTTCTTGTGTTATAGACTTACCTTTAAGTCCCTTTATTTTTGTTTCAAGTTCGTCAAGTCTTTCAATATAGTATTCTAATCCAGCAACCCCACCCACTTCTGTAACAACAACTTCCATGTTAATTTCTTTACCATCAAGTTGGGCTGCAAGTCCAAAAATATCTGACAACTTTTTAAATGACTCATTGTCTTGTGTAGTTACTTCTAAGGCTATTTTTTGTGCATACTCTTTATCTTGGAAGTTTGTCAATAGCATTATAATTTCTGCTGTTGCAGATGCTCCGTGCATTCTTGTTCCAATATCTAACACTGTTTCAAGTCTTGGAAGGTTACCTTCAAATAAGTCAAGCATCGCTGTTGTTTGGTTTGGAGTAAGCGTTCCATTTGCCATCAATAGTTTCATCTTTACTTCAAACTGCTGAGCCTCTTTGCCCCCTGCAAACCCTGCGTCTTCATAATTATTTGTACCAAAACCAAGAGTCTTACCATCAGCAAACTTTGCAAGTCTGTCCGAAACTGTTGCTGCTTCAGTTGCTTGTTCTGTATTTGCATACTTATCAGTTATTGCCCCATTAAGTGCTCGAGTATATGCTGCTTCTCTTTGGTTTCCTGCTCCCCAAAGTTTATACAGTCCAAGTGTTACAGCATCCCAAACTACACTTTGGTGCTGAATTTCTTCAGTAAATCTTTGCATTGCCATATCTGTTTGATTAGCAACTATGTTGTTCATCTGAGATTCTGCATCATATGCTTTTTCTTTTAGAGCAGTTAGTTTATCTTCAAGTTTTATCTGTTCTTGTTTATTTTTAGTTTGTGCAACTTGTGCTTCTAATGCTCTGATTTCATCATCGTACCTTCTGGCAACTGCGTCTGCTTGCATCTGAGCCATCTGCATAGCAACGGCCTCTCTTGCACCAAGATCTGCTGCTTCTGTTGCTCCAGATAGACCATGGCTTTTTGCTTCATCAATACTTTTAACTGAATTTAAAGAGCCTCTTTCTGCAGACTGTACAAGCCTCATTCCGACAACCATAGGATCTTTTGCAAGATCTTCTCCATTTGGTCCGATTAATGCTGAAAGGTTTGCATCAACTTTAATTCCAAGAGATGTATCTTTAAAGTTAACACCAATTTGATATGCAATGTCCTGAGCCTGCTCTGCAGTTAAAACTCCATCTTGAACATATGCTGCGATCTCAGTTGCAAATGTTTCTGCTGCTTCTTTTGCTCCAGACTTTGTAATATTTGCCTGAAGAGTTTTTGACATTGCTTTACCAGTATCAGATTGCATAAAGGTGTCTCCAAATGAAGATCCCGCTCTTTCTCTAACAATATAGTCTCTTGTGGTTCCAGTTGCCCTCTTTTTGGCCATAATTTCAGAAGCACCAACTTTACCAGTGATTGCTCCGATTTCTGCCATCTTCTTTGTTGATGCAGATGTTTCACGAACAAACTTTGCTTGAGCATCATAGGACGCTTGAAGTCTCTTATTCAATGCCATCAGACCAACACCAACTGCTGCGATTGCAGTAACTGCTAGACCTACTGGACCCATTCCAGCAATCATTGGGGCAAATTGTGCAACTGTCGCTGCTGTTCCTAATGCTGCTGTAACTTGTGGTGGTGCACCAACTGCTCCAGCAACCATTGTTGCCATACCCAAAGCACCTGCTGCTTTACCAGAAAACTTTCCAACCTTCTCTTTACGCATACCACGTTTCTTTTTAGTTATTTGTTTTTCATCCATAGTTGTTGGCTGACCAGTTTCTGGATCAAATAATATTTCTCCCTTTTTATTTCTTGTGTACCCCTTTTGACCTAAGTCGTCTGGTCCATTTGTTCCTGGATCTCTTCCAAATGCTTCGTCTAGTGCTTCCTGCTCGGTTAGTCTCCTTTTACCTGTTGGGCTAAGGTCACTACCTGATAAAACAGCATCACTTTGTCGTCTAAGATTTGCATTTAATTGCTCTCTTAAAACCTGTTCTTGTTCTTGTAGTGCAACTATTTCTTCTTGAGACATTGCTGTTTCTATTGTTGATCCGTGAATATCTCCAGTAGTGTTTACAATTGCATCGTTTAGTGATGCTGTTGTTATCACATTATCTAAGTTATCTGTCTGTGCTGGAATAATATCTCCAGTTACTGTTGCAATCTCATCTGTTTGTTCTGCAACTAGCAGAGTTGAATCTGCTGTGTCCTCTGTGCCATCAACAATTCGTCTTAGGCCATCTCCTTGCTCGACTGTTCCGTTAGAAATAATATCTTCTGCTTTTTTAACCTTTGCTGGAGTCTTAACTGGATCCTGTATAGCAACTTCTTGCATCTCTCCTGGTTGTGCTGCAGTGATTCCTTGCTCTGCTAGTTCTTGTCTTATTCTTGCATACTCTAGTTCTGCAGCATTAGCCTTTTCTTTAGCAGCCAGGACTTGTTCATCAGTGATGGTGGTTGGTGAATTAGACTTCTTTTGCTTTAACTGCTCACTTTCAAGTGCATGGGCACGTGCTCTTGTAATTGCTGCTTCGTTTTCAGCCTTGTCTGCTTCTTCACGAGCCTTTTGAATGTTAACAGTATTACCCTTGATAGTAACTCTTGATCTACTTTCATCATTAATTTGCTGCACAACTTGTGCTTGCGCTGTTGCAGCCTGCTCTGTACTTACCGCTAAATCTTCTGCTGCTGCTTCAGTTCTTGCTGTTGAGGCAACAGTTAAAGAAGATGGTCCTGGGACTGGTGGTGTTGCTGGACCACTGCCTACGGTTCCCGTAGCGCCACGCTTTCTTCTTTGTCTATCTAAAGACTTAAGAACTTGTCTTTCATCACGAAATTCTGGAGTATCAAGGTCATCGTAGAAAGCCTTGTTGTCAAGATCCATCTTATCAACTCTTGCTTGTGTTTCTGCTGCAGTTCTTGGTTTTTTAGGTACAGCAGAAGAACCAAGTTGTGCACCCTGAGAAGCAACTGAAGCCTCTCCTTCTTGCAAACCAATGACAACCCCTTCTGCAATATCCTTACCAACTTCAATTCCATCTGTAGAAGGAGATTCTGTTTTTGCACCCTTCTTTACACCTCTTGTCGCCGCTTTACCAATCTTTTCACCTTCTGCTTCAGCATTTGCTTCTGCTTCTGGAGTAGCAACAACAAGTGGGGCTAACTGATCTTCTACTTCTTGATCAAATACTCCAAGTCTTTTCTTTCTTCCTGCTTCTCCACCAATTGCTGAGCCTGATTTTGGAAATAATTTTTCAGGTACAGAGTCTACACCTTCTGGAAGAGGGATCTCTCCATTTGCGTATGCCTCCATAATCATATCTTCTTGCTCTTGTCCAACACCGCTTGATCTTATTCCTGAAACATTATTAGAAGATCTTCTTGCTGCTGCGACTACAGTTGGATTTGACCTAGGATCATTTAGTGCTTGCTCTCTAATTGTTGCTAGGTCTGAGTCACTCATTACACCAGAGGTGTTACTCTCAGCAAAAGTTCTTAGGTGCTCTTGATAAATTGCATCGAGTTGCCTGATATCTTCTGCATGAGCATCAATATCAAGTCCAGCATTTCTAAGACTTGTCCCCCACTTTTCAATTGGATCTAAATTAGTAAATTCATCAACAAACTTAGTAACACTTGCTGTGCCTAGGTCTAGTTCTTTATTTGTTTCTTGTGTAATTCCCTCAAAACCTGCAGCAGAAACTGCTCTAAACTCTGGTGTAATTGGAGTTTTAGGTTTTCTTGGATCGCTATCTGGAAGATTATTGGCCCAGTCTGCCCCCCCTTGTATTAACTTAATTCTGTCAGAAACTCTTTTACTTTGGCTAGACACACGCAATGCTTCTTCATAAGAAACTGGCGTTGATAGTTCTGTATGTGCAAAAGTTTTTGCTTTGTTTTGTCCTCCATGAGTATCCAGCGTATCAAAAGCATTTGATGAGCCAAGCGCTCTAGTCTTTAAAAACTCTTTTATTTCATCCTTTGAAGCAGATCTATCTGGTACAGCAGCAAGGGCTGCATCTGCTTCATCAAGCATTGCGCTTCGCCAACGATTCATAGCCTCTGTTTGTGACGCTACAATCTCTTCTCCAGATGCTCTAGCAAACTCAATTATTCTTTTAACTCCTGCCTCTCCAACAGAAATTGCCCCATCTATAAGTCCTTTGACTCTCTTGTCAAACCCTTCGCTACCAGTGCCAAGGTAAACTTCCTTCATCTGTGCTGCTCGTATTGCTAGACCCTCTGCAGAAAATCCACCACCCTCTACGTTTGTTGATTGTGAATACTTTTTAACACTGCCATTCATAATTCCAGCAATAAGTTCTGGATTATTTTTGACCATATCTTTTGATAGAACAACTTCTCCTGGAGTAAGCATTGCTGGCACAGTATCTTTATTTCCTGTACCTGGAACAACTCCACCTCTTGCAAACTTCTTTGGTAGTCCTGCTACTGCTCCTGTTGGTCCTGGTACCGTGTTAAATAATCCTGGAGATGATTGAGCAAGGGCTCTTGCCTGAGATGCTGCAGTTTGATATGCTGCTGCTAATGCTTGAACTGATGCTGCTTCAACATTAAATGTAGAAATTAGTTGACTATGAGATGTGTGTAAAGCATTAGCCTGTGCAACGTTTTCAGTTTGCTCGTTAGTTAAATATTCAAACCCTCCACCAAGAACATTGTTTGATCCATTAAGTTGAGCAATTCCTCCACGAAGTTTTGCAAATAATTTAATTCCATTTGCAACTGCGTTCATCAGAACACCAAAAGTCATCAACGCAACTGGTGCAAGACCGCCAATAACTCCAATGATAACTGTTACAACTTTTTTAGTTCCATCACTTAAAGTATTAAACTTTTCTAGAATTCTTCCAACAAAATTAACTATAGGAGTTACTGCTTGCAAAAATGCTTTACCTATTGGGATTAACTGAAGTTTAAGATTTTCCATAGACTTCTTAAACTTAGCACCAGTCATATCTTCAACCTTGCCAAGTTCTCGTTCAGACAAGATTGCTAACTCTTCAACTGATGCACCAGCAAGTCCAAGTGCTCTAGAAGCCTGACTTCCATCTTTTGTTATATTTTGGAATAGTGTTGAAAGACGTGCAAACTGGAACTTACCAAACATTTGCTCAATTGCACGGGCACGGTTAAGGGGATCTAGTGTATCTAAGGCTCTAGCAAATCCTATAACAGTTCCCTTTAAGTCTCCAGCATTTGCGTTAACAATTCCTGTAATATTAATTCCAAGTTCAGCAAGAAATTCACTAGCCTTCTTAGAAGGGTTAATCATAGAAGCAAGACCAGACTTAAGTGCGTTAGCACCTTCTGATGCGTTAATTCCACCTTCCTTCATTGCAGTCATAAAGAATGCTAGGTCTTCTACAGATCCTCCAAGTTGCCTAATAACTGGACCAGCCTTTGGAACTGCTATTGTTAAGTCTTCAATAGAAAGAACAGTCTGGTTTTCTACTGCGTTAAGAAAGTTAATCTTTTTTGCTAGATCTTCAGAAGCAATTCCAAAAGCATTTGTAAGAGAGATTGTTGTCTCTAGCGCTTGCTGCTGTTCTACCTGTCCAAGTACTGCAAGCCTAGTTGCTTGAATTACTTGTGCATTTAAAGCCCCTCCAGTTAAACCCATTGCTGCTGCTGTTGCAGCCATCTCTACAGTATCTTTTACTGCAATGCCATACTTTGTAAATTCTTTTGCAAGTAGTTGAATGTCTGCAATTGCTCTGTTTGTCGCATCATTTCCAGTTGTCATATCTCCATATACTCTGGAGAACTTGGTTACTGCCTGCTCCATTTCCATAAATGTTTTTGCTGCAGTTGATCCTAGAATCGTAAGAGGAATAGTTAAACCAACCATTAACTGGCGACCTGCCCACTGAGTATTCTTACCAAAATTCAGGAGTTGGGTTGAGCCTTGACTTAATAGTTTATTTAAAAATTGCTGTCTTTGTGCAGCCATTTGCATTCGTGTTGCATAATCTGCATACTGTCCATTGACCATCTTTAGGTGCTTTGGAATAACCTGAAGAACCTTGATCATATTTCCATTTGCAGCCTGCATCTGGATATACTGAGACTGTAGGAGTTTTACTCTATCTTTACTAGCACGTGTTAAAGTCTCACGCTCTTGTGCAAACATACCCTTAAATACTTTTGTATTTTGAGTTGCTGCAGCAGCGGTGTATCTAAAGTATTGTCGCATCGACAATTGATTTTTTTCAAGTGCCTGCGTAAAAGAAGATGTGCTTGTGGCTACATCTTTCTGAGTTGCAACAAATTTTCCAGTTGCATTAATGGCCTGCATCAACTGGCTGTTAAGAGCCTTTTGTGCATTCATTGCTGCAACATTACCCTGAGTTAGGGTTTGATTAAAACGGCTGAGACCAGCCTGTAACTGACGTAATTGTGCTAAGGCTTGACTGGTATCAAAATTAATACCAATATTTGCATTTACGTCAGCCAATCAGCACACCTCTTTACTTGATTGAGTTTAGAAGACCTGTTGCATCAGAAAGTTGCATTCCTGAAGCAGCATCAATGATCTTGTAGACTGTAGGAAGATCTAGATTTTCCTCAATCGCCTCTCTGTTGTCTGCAATTGCAGGCAAGTATTGTTTAAATGCAATTTGTACGCAATCAATAAGAACATCCATTGACTTGCTATTATCATCTGCAACTTCTTGCAGTTTAGCAAAGTTCTCCATAAAAGGCTTAAGTAGAGATATCTTTAGTGGCTTAATCTCAAACTTTGTTCCGTCTATAAGGGACAGTTGATTCTTGTTTTCTACTTCTTTAACCATGATTTCCTCCATTGTAGTTGTTTAATTATACCATAAACAGGCGTGTTTTTAGTCTACTTTTTCGTAGTCTAAGCCCATTCCAATTCCAAATCCAGCCCTTGTTGCGTTATATCCTTGCAGTGCAACAATGTCTTTTGAGTTAGATGCTTGACCACCACTAAACACTCTGGCTTTCATTTCTTCCCAGGCATTGGATTTTTCAGCATTTTTGTCTAGGTCTACACCCTGCATCGCTGCAAGGAATTTCTTTTCATCGTAGTTTAACTCTCTGCTAATAGATAGGGTTATCATTAACTCTGGCATGGATAGTGATGTTTCTAGTTCTTCGTAGTCTTTCCAAATCCCCAGCAAAAATACTTCAGACTCTAACTTTGCAAGGTCAAGTTCTTCCCAAGATGAACCACTATCAACTGCTTGTTTTTTTACTGGCTCTTCTGATTTATCATTAATCTTAATACCAGCAGTTATGTCTAGAATGTCATAGATGTCCTGTAAGTTAACATATTCTTCTAGCATCTCTTGTGTTTGAGTAATCTCTGGTCTAAATTGCTTCATACAAATTCTTGCACACTTTGATAGGGCTACGATTGCCTCAAGATCTCCTTGTGCATTTCTAACCTCATCAAAGTTATCCATTAGTTGTCTAAGATATTTTATTTTTAATGGAGACAGTTCTATCTCTACCCCGTCTTGTAGAACAATATTTTTTGTATTATATACAGTTGTTGCCATATATATAGTATAACAGAAAAGCCCAGACTTTTTAGGGCCTGGGCTAAACTGTATATATTAAGTTGTATTATGCGCCTGCTGGGATAGTGCGATCTACGATCTTACCGTATGATGCGTTATCGTTTGGAAGAAGACGGAATGATACTTCGAACATTGTCGCTTCGTCTCTCTTTGCAGATACTGATACGCTTTCGATTGAAAGTGCACGGTATGCTACATAGATTCTTTCGATTGAAGATCCTGCTTCGCAATCTCCAGTTCCTGGACCAACTGCAACCAAACCACGTTCGACTGGGCATTCGCCAATGTCTCCTGCTGAAAGGTTAAGTGATGCAGAGCCTGCACCTAGTCCTGTTCCTGATACTGCACCTAGATCTGAATCCTTACCTGCTAATGCAAATAGAAGATTCTCTAGTGTTGATTCTGCGAATGTAGTATTTAGGTTTACCTGCATGCCTTGCTTGAACAACTTAGCAACGTCAAGAACCTGATCTACTGCAACCTCACCAAAGTCTGGCTGGAATTGAATTTCCAAACCATTCATTGTGTAACCAATGTTACGGAAATCAGCATCTGCTTCAAGGGTATCCTTGAAAGAGTCTCCTGCTACGTAACCTGGAAGGGCTGCTTCTGTTAGTACGCCGTCTTCATGTGTGAAGAGGGCTGCTGCTCCAACAATAATATTGTTGCTGCTACCACGTGTATATGCCATATTTTTCACCTCTTTTTTTTCTTTTGGATTAAAAGGGCTTGTTTCCTCAAGTTAATTATACAGCCCTTTTTTAAGCGTTTACTGAGTCTATAATATCTTGTCTTTGATGATAGTCGTAGTCAATAATTATTTTGTTACCCGCATATGTTCGGGCTGTTCCAAAATCGACTATGTCTCTTGCTTCTTCTAGTTGGTAAATCTTAAAGTTGTGAAAATAGAACTTGCATGTCATACCGTCAAAAGTCTTATCCCTGGCCCAGGCATTTATGTCTTCAGCAGTTTCATCTCCACGGTCCATCAATCTAAGAACTGACTCCTGTATCTTAAGCATTTGTACTGTTGGGGCACTACCCTGTGCATAAAAATAATACAATATTTGCTCACATTTGATATGAGGAAAGGGTCCTCTACGCATTCTAAACATTCTGTCATATACACAAAAGGCTCCTCCCCCATCTGGAAAACTTTGTGTCAACTGATCTATTGTTGACGGGGACGTTGGGAAAAATGCTATTGGATCCCCATTAGATGCAAATTCTTCAATCTTTTCTTGAAGGTATTTATTAATCCATAAAACTGGTGTATTTAAAGTTGATAAAGGCTCTGTCATTATGATGCCACCGAAGCATTAGCGACCCAACGATACCCTGTAGAAATACCAGTTGATCTTCCGCCACGCTTGCCCTTTCCTAAGTTTTTCTTGTATACTGATGGGTTCTCAAAGTACTGTTTAAGATTCCCACTATTTAAAAATGCTTGAGTAAAATATCTACTAAAGAACATATCAAATGCTTTTTCAAACTCTCCCTGAGTGTTTCCACCTGGATTCTGAACAACAACTGGGTTCTTTGTATAAACTATTTGTCCATCAACTTCAAACCTTAAAGCCTCTGCATTACGTGGCCTTATTACGACAGAAGTACCAGTTTCCATGATTATAGCCTTATCACGAAAAGGTTCATTAGACCCTTCTTTAACTGAGTTAGATTGTTTAAACTGTGATATAAAAGAAAGCCCTATGTTGCTAACTGTATACTGTATGTCAAATAGTCTTGCTTCTGGGCTACCGTTTTTATACCACTCGTATACGTGATGCAGGGTATCTGGAGACACTCTAGCATTTGTATCAATGAACTGTGAGGCTATTTCTGATACGTCAGCACCTAGATTATTAAGAAAATCTTTTTTACCTTTTTGTATCCCTTCGGCAAAACCAGTTGAGTAATCAATAATGTTTTTCATATCTTTATTAAACTGTCTATTGTTAAACTTTACTTTAATCATACATCTACCGCCTGATTCTCAGACCTTCTTATGATTAACTTGTAATACTCTGTTGAACCGAATGGACCTACGAAAGGATCTTGTGTTGCAATCTCAAAGATAGTAGACTTGCCTGCACGGGGACCAGATGTTTCTAAGTGTATTTCGTTACAGTTTTTGTCTCTAAGGTTTGTAACTATAACATTTGTAATTGAGTTTTTTGCTTCAAGGCTTGACATTCTTATGTCTGTCTTTGCTCTGCCAATAAGAATTTTATCTTGTGTTATATTTACATTGGGAGTTACTTCTTCTTTAAATGCTCCGCCTGCTGGTGCGAAAGAACAGGCAATTGTTCTATCTAGAATCCATGTCTTTTCTACGTTACCGTAAACTCCCTGCTCAACTATTGGATGATAGACATCTGCAAGCATTGGGAATATAAAGTCTGGCTCTTCGCATATCATTAAATTATCCCTGGCTTGACAATGGTCTTAACATATTTGTCAAGTATCTTATCAACTAAGAAGTTACCAGTACCGCCAAGCATTGCCTTATCAAACTGAATTCTAAACTGATCTGTATTATATGCTGTTATGTATCTCTTGTAATAATCTAACTTTCCACACTTAAGATCTTCAATTAATAACTTGGCTGCATGCACAACATCGTCAGGAACATTCAAATATCCATGGTCTACAACAAATGTGTAGTCATATCCTGACGGGAAAGATATTCCTTCGTATCCATAGTAGCCAAGGTCTCCACTTGCTACTGGTAGATTTTGTGCTGTTGACTCATACCTATTTAACTCAAGCACATCTGCACGAACTCTTTGTATAGCAGTCTTATCTGGTGTTATTGCATATTGATAGTCACCTAAGTCTGGATTTGATCTATCATAAACTAAAACATTGTTCTCATAAACCTTAAATATTCTGTAAACCTTTTCCCATAAAGAAAAGTAATCTGATCCGTTACCAGTTCCAACTATTGTTATCTTTTTGTTATAAAATCCTTCTGGCACAAATGTGTCTATCATGGATCTTGCTACTAATTCTAAAATTTTATATTCTGCAATCTCTGATGCAGTTGTTCCTAATGTGTTTGGATCTACATATGGTCGAACTAGTTCGTAGTACTCTTCGTGAATTAATTCTTCACCCTCGCCAATTGTAAAAATCTCTACTCTGTAGTTATTATCATACCTTCCAGGAAGATATATGTTTATGTTATCACCTGTTGACCAACCATTAAAATCTAAAGTTTGTACTGAAAGGTCCGCCATATCTGTTACCCTTGCGTAAATATCTGCATCTTCGTACCCTGAAGGTACAACAAAATTTACAACAATGTCATCGTATGGCGGAACTCTCAATATCTCCATGAATTACTTACCGAATTCCTTGGCAACTTCTTCTGGGGTTGCTATGCGAATGTGTGAACGAGTAAGCCACTTTTCAGCAGCATCCTTGCTAACAATGTTATAGCCACGATAGACCTTACCCACCTCTGACCATGTTACATTCTTTGTTGAGTAAAGTGCTACAGTTTCTTTAGGCTCTGCAACCTTTGCGCTCTTCTTTCTTTCAGTTGCCTTTGGTGCTGTTGTTGCTCCAATGACTCCTGCTGCTACTGATCCAAGTGCCTGAACTTCTTCAGGTGCCTGGTATGCAGGTGCTTCAACTACTTCTTGAGCAGCCTCTTCTACAATTGGAGTTTCTTCTACATGCTCAACCACTGGGGCTTCTACAACAGGTTCTTCTACAACGGGTGCTTCAAAAACTGGTGATTCGTATGTTGTTTCTTCTACAATTGGATTTTCATTAATGTTTTCCATAATTCCTCCTTGTTAGTATTATATCATTATAAGTAATAAGGGGAGCAGGAGAACTAACTCCTACTCCCCCTAAATTGTACTGTTTACAGATTATGCATCTGATGCAGCGTCAGCGAATGCGATTGCATCTTGCTCTTCCCACTGAAGACCGAAGCGAACGAAGACTGTGTATTCTACAGTATCCTTCTTTGGCTTGTATTCACGGTTTACAGTGATGTCACGCTGGAATCCCCATACACGGTTCTGTGGGAATGTCAAGTCGACATATCCTGCAGGGTAGTAAGGAACTTCTTGTACGTCTACTCCGAGAACACGTGTTGTACGTGCTCCACCGAATGTCTGTGCTCCACCATCAAGGTATGCTTGACGATTTCCTGGAGTACCACCAGCACGTGAAGCAAATGCTTCAGCAACTGCGTCTGCCAAAGTACCGTTATTCTTAACGATTCCCTGGAATACATCTGTACCAGCATAGAACTTTAGATTGTTCTTGATTGCACGATACTTACGTGGCATTGCTAGAATGATGTTCTGCATAACTTCTGGTGTCCAGGCGTTATTAGCGACTGTTACAACAGACTCATGTGCATCTCCATCAGTCTTAACACGGTTTACGAAACCGTTCATAATTCCAAGGAATGCATCGCTACCTGAACCTGTACCATTAATAGCAAGGTCTTCGATATCGTTACCAAAAGCATTTGTCATCAAACGGACAATGTGATCTTCTAGTGCTGCTCCTTCGATATTATCTTCTAGTGCTTCTGCAGATACTTCCCAGTCAAGACGAATCTTCTTTGTAGTCAATTCAACCTTTGAGAATGTTGCACCTGCGTTTGTGTAGTCGCCAACTGCTTGCGCTGCTGCACGAATTACACGCTCTCCGACGTTTACCTTTTCGAGTTCCATTGTGTTGGCTCTCATTGTAACGCGACGGCCATCTTGGGCGAGAATGGTTGCATCCCACACGTAGTCAATAAAACGACGTGCTTGCTCTGGGCGTAGGATACCTGATCCAGCCTCACCTGAAGGGTTAACTGCATTTGGTCCAGATGTAACGCCTGATAGTGCTGTTGGGATATTTCCTAACACGCCACCATCGGTGTAATTACCTGGTACGTTTGAACCTGCGTCTGAGCCTGATGCGAATGCACCTTGTCCCTGATACAGTCCTGGTGCTGTTCCACCAAGATTACCTGATGTTCCAGGCTGGTTCTTTTCTATATTTTGTTCCGACATATTGTCACCTCCTGTGATTTTTTACTTATTTGTTTTTTAATTGAATAAGTCGGCTGTTTTGAGGAAACTACCGCCCCATAGGGATTTTTCAACCGTTTCAGGCTGATTCTGTACTATCTCGCCGAGATCGCCAGACTTTCGGAAAGCAGTGTCTTGCTCTACAAGTTCCA